TCCTTTTCGCGCCTATTCTCACTCTCGTGTAGGGTTAATCTTCTCAGCAACCAGATCGTAATCACTGATACATCGTATTTAGTCGTCAGGGGCTAAACTGTTCAAGTGATTGATTCCGACTTTACAAATTTTTAAAGAGCGATACTGCCTGCAATCAGCCACTCGGTGATTGCTTGATGGGGTTAATGATAAATAAAGTTATCGATTTGGTCAATAACCAAAGTTATCATTGTGCGTGTGAATTATTAAATCTTGGTATTTCTGTTTGATTTTTAAATGAATAAAGTTTGAATTATTTTTTGGTTGGGTGTTTGGTAGGATTTTTGGTATGAAAAAGCCCTCAGGCGAGGGCTGATGTTATGGCTTTAGTAAATGTTATAGAATTGATTTTACAGTGTAATTATGTCGCTGAATTCCTAGCCTGACATTATTAATATCAGTAACGCTAGCAAGAATTTTTATTAATTCTCCGACTCGGCATTTCTGCTGTATTTTTGGGAAAAAATCAGGTGGAAATGCTAGTTTATATCTTACTCCTTCTGATTCAATTTCTAGTTTCCCATATACAGAGAGAACGACTAACTCACCAGAGATAATCTCATCTCTGGTTGGTGAGACAATTGTTTGCTCCAATCCTTCATTGAATCTTTTTATTTTTTCTGGTGTAACCTCAACAAGTTTAACTCCATCACTGAACGGTCCCACCCAACTAAAATCAAAATGTAAATCATTCTTAATACATTCAGATATGATTTTTCTCATGCTCTGCGTTGAATTAAATCCAATTTCTGCTACTTGTGACATCATTTCATCATCAGTGTTCGATGTTAATAATGCTATCACTTCTTTTAGCGCTCTACTTGATACTGTCTCGAATAATTCGCACTGACCAGTTGATAGTGTTATTGTTAGTCTTGTGGAGCCAGGAGAAATGTTGGCCAGTCTCATATCTAGATTGCTTTTAATTTCAAGCGGTACTTTTTTAGAGTCATTGCCGGATGAAATTTTATGTGTGGCCTTCTGAATCACACCTGCAATTCCTGAGGAAAAAATCGAAAGCATCTCCAATGGAATATTTCCCAGGTCAACCGCATATCCCTTTAGTCTCAATTCAATTACATCAAGTAAAGGATTGCTTCTTTCCATTTCCATCTGAATTGCTTGTAATTCACTTAAATGTGATTCGAGAGAGCGAAGACTTAAACTGTCTGCGAAAGTTTTATTTTTCTTATTAAGAAGAATATTAACTTCGCTTTTAATATAAGAAATCCTGTCTTTGATAGGCATGGTATTGTTTGTTTTCATAATGACACCCTCACCAATCCTTTGGGATTTTCATTTCTATCATATCCAAACCACCCTCTCCAGTAACTGCGTTGTGAGTCATAACTTTGGTCTGGATTGTTTTGCCATAATGTTAAGACATCAATATTTAAATTTTGTTTAATGTAAATTCTGTCTATTAATGAACTTACAGTGCCTTGTAGCATAACTGGAATTGAATTAACAACTTTATAATCAACAACAACTAAAATATCAATGTCATCAGGATTTATTTTTTCTGTAGTAAAAGAACCATCTACCCAAACTTCAGAGAAACATTCATACTGCTTATTAAACTCTCTATATTGGTTTAATAACTGTATAAAATTACAGTATAGCAGTTGCCTTCTATTCGATCCAGAAAATGGTGATACGCAATATTGCTCTATTTCCAAATCTGTTAAATCATGAAATCCTGCGCTGAACAAGGCGGGGTAACTACTCTTTATTTGCATCAGAACTCCCTTTACTTGTTATTTTAAATTCCAAACGGCACCCAAGATGCCGTTAATAAGTGTTTTCTGTTACCCGTGTTTTCTTAACTGCATTGATTGACTAAGCATCACTTTCCCGTGAATGTAGAGCTGATCCATCTCATTTTCCTCTATCCACCAATCTGTGTATGTTTTGTTGTCAGAGATAACAAGTATCTTATCTTTAATGAGTTGCAACCTCTTAACGTATAAACTTCTTCCAAACGTGAAAACATAAATACCATCACTCTTAAATTCGTTAATCGTAACATTAACGAACAGAGAGTCGCCATTTTCAAAGGTTCCCTGCATGCTGTCGCCACTAATATTCAAAACCTTTAAGTGAGATGCTGATACCCCATTAAACAATAGCACCGCTTGTTCGCTATCGTATTCAATTAATTTAATTACTTGCCGAACATCTGAGTTTAAGTATCCCGTACCTGCGCTAGCTGTAACACTGAGAACCTCTACAAAAAAACCATTGCGGCCAACGTGGTTATTATTTTTGATTAAGTGATCCGTTTCATGATCACCGTCACCCGTTGACAGCCACACAAAATCAACATTCAAAGCATTAGCCAGTTCTGGCATTTTCCTAAATGTTTTTGACTCACCTGACACCAGTTTTTTTATGCTCGGTTGGCTAACTTTAACTAGTTTTGCAAGCTGATGCTGAGATAAGCCTGATTTTTTAAATGCAATATTAAATCGCTCATTAAATGTACTCATAAGGTCTCCTTGTCCGTTGATTATATAACTTTAGGTATAAAATAAAAAATAACCAAAGTTATCGAGTTGTTGACTGAGTTAATAACATTAGTTATTATTGAAAGATAAAAAAGGAGATATATATGGATGCGCTAAAAAAAGCCATTTCAAAAGCGGGTAATCAAAGAAAGCTTGCAGCTATCTGTGGAGTTAGTCAAGCGTCAGTAAGTAAATGGCTTAACAACTTAAATTGTGTTGGCGAGGATAAGGCAATTTTAATCGAAAGAGCTTTTGGACCTGAAGTTACCTGTGAAGATCTTCGTCCCGATGTTAACTGGTCGGTACTGAGAAGGGCAAAACAAAGAACTAATAAAAAAGCCTGACGAGGCAAAAGCCAGGCGAACATACTCAAGAATATTTTATTTTATGAAGGATTTTTTTAGAAATACGTGTGGATGGTAACAGAAAGGTGGGTAAAAAAGAAGGCTCCGGCAATGCCAACCATCCGGAGCCCCGTAAATAAAACCGTAGAGAATTGAGTATGCTTAATTATTTCCAAAAAAACAATATAAAAAGTATGAAAGCATAACTAACTATTAATGATTAATTGAATTTTGTGAGGTTGCTCATGTTTGTTTTACGAATAGTTTAGGAAGTAGGGGCAATGGGTAATCTTTCTTATAGCGTTTAGTTCGGCCACCTAAGCAAGGCAAGCATGAATGATTTTAATGATTTAGTAAATAAAGAGATTTTTATTTCTGAATGCAGATCGCAAAAGAGGTGATTATGGGAACTCTACATAATAAAAACAACACAAAAGTGCATAAGAACATCACTAAATCTCAATACTTGAGCACATTGAGCAAGCTAGCTTGCTCAAAATTATCTGAAGCTCTGAAGAAGGCTAAGGAGCGCGTTAATGAGTAATATTGTACGCTTAAGTGATTGCAGAGTAAAAAAGGCTGTGGAGGTTTGTAGAGTGGCAGATACAGACGAAGGCTATACTCGGCTTGCTAATGAGTTATATGAAGAACTTATCGGAGCGAATTTAACTCGCAATCAAGCTAAAGTAGCTCATGCAATTTGTCGCAAAACTTACGGTTATAACAAAAAAATGGACCGCATTTCAGATAGTCAACTTGCGACTCTAACAAAGCTACCGAGACAAAAAGTAAATAAAGCTAAAAATCAATTAATTGATATGGGTGTAGTCGTTAGTGATGGTCGTATGATTGGTCCTAATAAAGACCTTTCTCAATGGAATTTACCCGAGTGTAACCAATTTGGTGACAGTGACACCAAAACAGTGACAAAAAGTGTCACCAAAAGCGTGACAGCGGTGTCACCAAAACAGGGACACACAAAAGACAATATTACAAAAGACAAGAAAGACAATATAAATATATCTTCTAACGAAGATATTAGTCCTCCTGTCAAAAAATCAAAACCTAAAAAACAAAATATCCCATACCAAGCTGTACTCGAAGCTTATAACGACGCTGTAGGTGACAGACTACCCAATGCTGAAGAGCTAAATGCCAAACGCAAACAAGCCATTAAAAAATTATTCAGCGAATTAAAACACCCAACTCTTGAGGCTGTACAGGCTTACTTTGAAGCTTTCGTTGAAAGTGCAGGTAAGTTTTATTTTGGTGAAAACGATAGGGGCTGGAAGGCATCATTTGATTATGTGGTCAGAACTGAGACGTTGACAAAAGTCAGGGAGGGAACGCTATGAGCGAATTAATTCAATCTCCTCACAGCATCGAAGCGGAGCAAAGCGTTATTGGTGGAATTCTTCTTGATGCCACGACAGACAACGCACAGCAAGTCCTTTCGTCGCTGAAAGCCGAAGCATTCTACAGCAAAGCAAATCAGTTAATTTTTGCTGAAATGCAGAACATGAACACTAAGCAGCAGATTATTGACATGCTGACATTAAGTGACTCACTGGATAGCAAAGAGCTATTACAACAAATTGGCGGTTTTGCTTACATTGCCGAAATAACTAAAAACACACCAAGCGCAGCTAACATTGTCGCTTATGCTGGTGTTGTCCGTGATAGAGCGATGGCGCGTTACAGCATAGCAAAAACGAATGAAATTACTGAATTACTTTACGCAAACAACGGTATGAGTTCTACAGACAAAATTGAAGCTGCTCAGACTCTTTTTGCTCAAATTACTGATCACGCTAAAACAGGCAAAAAATCAGGGTTAAAGGCTCTTCCTGATGTTATGGAAAGCTGGCTTGACGAGGTAGAGAAACGCTTCTCATCAACTCGCCCACGCGGTTTATCAACCGGTATTAAATCACTGGATGAGCTTTTTTATCCGAAAGGCATCGTTAAAGGCTCCCTGTTTGTCATTGGTGCTCGCCCGAAGATGGGGAAGACAACAATTCTGTCTGAGTTAGCAATCAATTGTGCGATGAATGAAAAGCTACCAGCGGTAATATTCAGCTTGGAGATGCCACAGGAACAAATTTTCGAGCGCATGATTGGGCAATACACCCGTGTTAATACGGACATTTTCTATCGTGGCGCAGATAACGATTCTGATTTTGCTCGAGCAAATGCCGGTGCTTTAGAACTTGCTGAATCAGGTAATTTATTCATTGATGATACACCCGCAGCAACACTAGCTCACGTAGTCGCCGAATCAAGACGTATCAAGCGTGAGAAAGGGGTTATCGGCATGATCATGATTGATTACTTAACACTGATGAAACCTGAGAAAGCAGAGCGTAACGATTTAGCTTACGGGTTAGTGACCAAAGGTCTAAAGAACTTAGCCAAAGAATTGGATTGTGTCGTGGTTCTACTTACTCAGCTTAACAGAGGCAACGAGCAAAGAGGGAATAAGCGACCATTGCCAAGCGATAGCCGCGATACAGGACAGATTGAGCAAGATTGTGATTATTGGTTAGGCATTCACAAGGAAGGTGCAACGGATGAGAAGGCTGACCAACATCTAACCGAACTCCTTCTTCGCTTAAATCGTCACGGTAAAACAGGTGTTGTATATGTAGAGCAAAAGAATGGTGCTATCTACGACTTAAATCAGGTTGAAGCCGAAATGAGAGCAAAACAGCACGAAGAAAAACCAAAGCGTTATTCGAAAGAAGGGGGGTTCTAATGCTTAATTTCGATATAAACAAAACAGCAACGGCATTCTATGAAAACCCCAAAAAAGCCCTCCATGATGGCTATATTCCTACGTTTATGGATGCTGGTGTTCATGCGGCGAATATTGTTAGTTGGCGCATATTAAGCGAATTAATTGAGCTATTTATAGGCACGATACTTCGTGCACCTGTAACTCATCTTATAGCGTTACTGCCAACTTGGTTAATAGCGATATCTTTCTTTTTTTCGCATTTAATTTTATTCCCTGCTTGCTGGATTTACTGGTATTTCGCGTTGCAAAGGGCAGTAAAAAAATATAGTGAAATAAAGCAGAACATGCCTGATTTAATCAAGCTGGAGATGAAGTGATGAATAAAGTTGAAGTAAGGTTAACCCATGAGAATGCGAGACAAACAGCCATTAACGCTGTTAATGCCGCTGAATTAAACAAAGATAAGCCACTTGTAATGAAAATAAGTGTTGAGACCAGAAGTATGGAGCAAAACCGGAAAATATGGGCTGTAATCGGTGATATTCAAAAGCAAGTCGTATGGGGCGGTAAATTGCGTGATGGTGAAACGTGGAAAAATCTTATTGCATTCCAGGCGTTAAAGGAAATAGCAGAAGAGGACGGCAAAAGTTTTAATGGTGATTTCCTACCTACACTTGACCGTCAGAATGTCATCAGCTCTTACATCTCAACGCGCAGCATGAATAAAGATGTTTTTGCTCGCTTAATCACTGTTGCAGAGCGTTTTGGTGCTGAAGAAGGTGTTAAGTTCAGTGATGAAGCTAAAAGAGTTATTGAGTGGGGACAATGGTATGACTATGAGTTAACCAAAGCGAGAGCAGATAAACGAACAGGTGATCGTAAATGCCAGTAAAAATAATTGAAAAGTATTTAGAACTGAAAGATAAAGGATTCATCAACAGAGCGTTGACACAGCTTCATTCATTGTATTCATACGCACATACTCAAGAAGATATAGCGTGGGTTAGGGATCAGATTAAGGAACTAACTGTGCCGGTGAAAAAATCACAAGACCACAACGTTGAATATCGTTTACTCGGAGTAGTTTGGAATGATTGATTACAGCAAGTTAAGTGATTTTGAAATTAATGAAAGGGTAGCAAAGGCTCTGAGAATTCCATTTGAGACAACGTATTACGATGAGGTATTCACTTGGGATGATAAGCAATCCGGAAGGTTTAATACTCGCAAGTTCAATCCTTGCCAGAATTGGGCTGATGCTGGTCCTGTTGTTGAGAAATATCGCATTCATTTAACGCCAGTTGATAATGGTTGGTTTGTTAGTGATATGGCAACTACGCACTGGATAAGTGATAAAAACCCACTTCGCGCAGCAATGATTATATTTCTAATGATGAAGGAGAAATGGAATGAGTAATCTTACCCCGCACGAGCAAGTCCCCCCAGCCATTATGCGGGTATTTGTCTCTTCAGTCTGGTATGACGTGAAAACATTGCACGGAAAAGCCCATGGGTTGATTTCAGGTGACAGGGCTGAAATGGAATGGCAGAAGCATTTAGATGAATTACGGAGTGAAATAAATGATTAATAGTACCTT